AGCATCCGCCTTCTTTGTGAAATTGAATGCAAAGGATCAACTTACAAGGTTGAAAAGGTCGATTACTAAATCATCCGTAGATTGGTGGGAAAAACAGTGTGATAACGTAAAGATTAAATCTTTCAGACCTCATGCAAATGATGTACTCTTTGAGGATGGCTATGAAATGCTTCGTGAGTGGGCTAAATCTTTTAAAGATAACAAGTCTTGGGTCTGGGCAAGAGGTAATCTAGACCAACTGGTCATGGACGATATTGAGGAACAACTGGGGCTTGATCCAGTCTTTCCATACTCCCGGTGGCGGGACGTAAGAACTGCTATTGATATTTTCTATGACACCGAAAACGGTTATGTTGATATTAGCCATGAAGGTTTTAACTCTGAACTTATGATAACAAAACATGACCCGGTGGATGATTGTCTCTTGGATGCGATGATGTTGCTTTATGGCAACAAAAGAACCTGATGGTTGCCAACCAAAACCATCTGTGCTATAATGAAGTCTCTGGTATTTTTATTTAACTTTGATGAGGAACTTTGAAATGTCTAAACACACTGGTAAAATCAATCGTCACGAGAAAATTGCTTGCGTTCTCCTTTCTGGTAAGCCTGTATCGCCAGATCAGATTCGTGAATGCTTCAAAGGCACGGATCAAGAATCTGTACTCTATCGTCTTTCGACCAACATCTATAATATTCGCAAAGATGGTGGTGTGATTAGGGTTCATAAAAACGGGCGAACCGTGACCGGTTATCAACTGATGAATCCTGATGAGTTTAATTCTGACGGTCGTTATGTCGGTAAAACCAAGGTGGTTACACCTGTTACTCCCGTGACACCCGTTCAGCCTACCCCTAAATCTGAAGTCGCAGTGGAGAATGTATAATGAATCGTTTTAATCTTGATCCCGTTTTCACTCTTAACCTTCGTCGTGTCGATAAAGGTTATATTTCAAATCTGATTACAGTTGAAACAGATGAAAAGATTGAGAAGCAACTTCAATCAATGTCTGAGTATAAAGATGCACAATTGGTTCTAGAAAAATTCATGGGTAAATAATGACACCGAATCATATTATACGTTCAATGTGTATGGCAGTTCGACACGATTTCGGGCTGCCAAAAGAAAAAGATCCAGGTGGTTATTCTTTTCCATACCTAGAAGGTATGTCTGATTCGGAACGCGAACGGTTGTGGCGTGAAATGGAACAAATCTATAACAATGTTATTCAACCTGCTCTAAAGGAAAGTTTTGAAAATGGTTACTTCCAAGGCATCGAAGATTCAATCTCATCCGTTACAAAGCTCGGGCAAGACCAAAAAAAATTCTTACACCGAGCCTCCGTTTCCTGAGGAACAAGTGGTTATGACCAATAACAGGTTTTTCGGTTTCTATCTTGATGCATGGAATTATTGCGTCAAACATAATATTGACATTAAGAAAATTTTCCGTTATGATTGGAAAACCTGGGAAGTTCGGGCGTGAGTAGCGTTGAAAACTTTTTTAGAGATTTGTATCGTTCTCGGGGCATGAGAACTATTTCCCGTGGCTTGCGCCGTATAAAAGCCAAAACAGTCATGTCAGGAACTAGAAAACGTTCGTTTAATAAAAGAAGATATAATAACTATGAAGGTGAAGTAGCAATGAAAGGAAATATGGAGATGAATGCAAATCCAAAAGATATTTTCTTGGGTGTTTCAGACCTCGCCGAGATGGCGACCTCTAGAATCATCAATGAACGTATTGAAAAAAATGAAGAATGTTTTCATGATACATTCGGCATCTATGTTCAGTATAGTATTTGGAAAGAATATATCAATAATAATTTTTCAAATCTGAAACAGATGCAACTTGCATCACACCGTGGTTTTCTTTTTGATGTTGAAGACCGTTCCTTTTTGGAATACAATATTCATTCGACACATATCTCAATTGAACTGGTCGGCTCAAAGTCATTCAACCAAAAGTATCGAAACCTTCTGACCAATGAATTTGAGGTTGTAACCAATCGTATCGAGTGGGTGTATGGTGCTGATGGGCACTCTATTGAAGTACCTGTATTGCACGACAGAATGCCCGTGGAAGAGATGTATCCTTTCTTGGAAGGGCGTACCCTCTCGCAATACTATGATGACTTCATGATGAGTTCCGCATCGATCCTACTGCTGATTGGACCGCCTGGAACTGGTAAGACAACCTTTATTCGTGGGCTTCTACAGCATTGTGATATTTCTGCTATGGTGTCTTATGATGCCAACATTCTTGAAAAAGATTTTGTCTTTGCAAGTTTCATCGAAGGTGACAAAGCGATTCTGGTTCTTGAAGATGCAGATATGTTTCTGAAGTCACGGCAAGATGGTAATACGATGATGCATAAGTTTCTAAACGTGGGTGATGGTTTGGTTACCACACGAAACAAGAAGCTTATCTTCTCGACCAATTTGCCATCAATTCGTGATATTGATCCAGCCCTTGTACGCCCTGGTCGTTGTTATGATATCATTTCTTTCCGTGAACTGAGTCAAAACGAAGCCGAAAAGCTTGCAAAAAAGGCAGGCGTCACACTAAAGGATCAAAGAATGCAATGGACAATTTCCGATGTGTTCTTTGAGCAAAACACAAACACTACTAAACCTATTTCTCAAAAGGTGGGATTTATATGATTAGATTTGAATTTTCGGATGAATATCAACAATATCGTTACTATGTAACATTGAAAGATGTTGGGGATTTAAAACACATGATTCTAGAAGTGGAATATCATGGGCCAAAATTTCCTGATGCCATTCGGTCAAAGACAGAATTGTTTATGAACAAGTCTGAATGGAAAAACTTCAGAGACATTATTAACGCTATTGTATAAAAACAACACTTGCCAAACCTCACCGTCTGTTCTATAATATGGTATAGATTGTGAGGTTTTTTATTATGAATGCAAACTACTTTCGTTCCCTGGCCTGTGAAGAACTGTGTGAAACCCTCATGTGGGGTGACTTGGTAGACGATTTTGGCACGTTCCGAAGCAAAGAGAAGGACAAGAGAGAGCAAACCTTCTACCGCCTCTCCATGAAGAATGGAACGGTCCTGGTGTACTCTCCTAAGTCTATCTTCATCGATGGGCAGAAACTTACCTCGGTGGCTGCTGCTAAGGTATATTTACAAAAAAACTATATTCTTTGAGCAATTTATGTTGCAGCGCACAAGATTTTCCTATATACTATAGTATCAACATTTATAGGAGAAACCCATGTTCGCAGTTGACCAATTTATTGACACCGTACAGAATGGCAAAAAATATTTCGTTTCATCTTTTGTTACCGATGAAACCGTCCGCAAGTCGCTAAATGCTTTTGTCGATGCTCAGACGGAATTCACAAAGCAAATCGTTAAAACAAACAACGATATGATTTCTTATTTTGCCGATCAGTCACTCAAATATAAGGCAAAATAATGCTAGAATTTCTAAAAAGACTCCTACAAAGAGCAGAAATAAGTTACGGCTCGGCTATGCAGGAATGGGTTGAATCCAAAAGACCACAATCAATTCCTGATGTAGAAAGGTTGCAGAAAGAATATCAACAAACCTTATGGGGATCAAAATGAAATTCATTACAAAAGTTTGGAATTTTTTTATAGAATTAGGTGAAGAAATACATGAATACAAAAAAGGTACTAAACAATATACTAAAGGATGGTATTACTAAATAAGTTTAACTAAACCTTTTTCGAGTGTTGTTATGGTATATTATGAACTTTTTCTTGAACTGGAAAGATTGCAGAGAGAAATAGAAAAACGCCGCAAAAGAAAGATTTTTTTCTTGACTGCGGCGTTTTTGTTATGTATGATTGTAATTCTTTATTTCTGGTTAAAATGATACTACAACTAAATCCTCCTGTGCCATTATCAACTCCAAAAGGAGATGGTTGGGCTTTTTTTATGATAGAGAGAAGTCAAGAGCATCACATTGAATGGGTGGTTTTTCTTAATAACTCTGGGCAATGTTGGACGTTTCAAAATCCAGAAGTGAGAATGCAAAACAATTATACGATGAATAGAAAAAAAGATTTGTCCTTTAACAATGATATGAGGTAAATATGTCTACATTTATTGAAGTAAATTCGGTTGTACCTAAAAACTGTAAAGTAATCATCAATCTTGATACAATTCTAGAAATTGCACCTTTGGTCGCTGGCGGGTGTGTTCTCTATTTTTCAACCCTTGAATCAGGCTCACCACGTACAATGACAGTATCGGATGATTATGCTATGTTCTCCCAATTCGTACTTCAGACTGTAACACCTGAAGACCTTGCGAAACGTTTTCCTAAGAAAAAGGTTGATACAAATATCAAGCCACAAAATGTAAACGCTGGTGTTGAACTTAACATTCCTTCTTTTGGAGCTTAACATGGCCTTTATTTTCAAACATACTGATGATATTTCTGCAATTACAGTCGAGATGAAAATTGACCGTGATGATTTGACATTAGATAGTGTTCTAGATAATTTTGCAGATTTTCTTCGCGCATGCGGCTTTAGTTGGATTGATACAATTCAACATGTGCGAGAAGAAGATGAACTCAAGCTAAATGATATGCTTGAAAAAGAAGATACTATTGAATCAAATCAATCAAATCAAATGGACTGGATCTCTGCAAAAGGCTTTGAACCTTCTGAAAAATGAAAATAAAAGTTTTTATTGTTACTTGGCAAGATTCAGTTGCTCTGAATAAGAACCTAGAAACTCTTTTTCAAATTTTTGAAAGGTCATTAGATGGTATCGATTTACATATCAATATTATTAATAACCATACTAACTTTCTCATAGATCCAAGATATGAATCTCATGTAAATGTGATTCACAATCGAGGCACGCCTGATTTTGCAACTGCAATGTTGGGGCGTATGTGGAATATGGCACTAATTCATGGCTTCAAAGACTTGAACAATCCAGATGCCGATATTGTGGTAACATCACAAGACGATACAGTTTGGAACTTTGATTGGTTGTTTCAGCTATTGAAAGTTCACCGTGATTTCGACTTTTATGCCGATGATGCAGGGGATATGGTTTGTTCTTATACACCAGAAGCCGTCAAGAAAATTGGAATGTGGGACGAAAGGTTTCACTATGGGTTTGGTGAGGGGGATTATTTCCTCCGTGCAATCAAATATCTACCAGAAAAGTCCACAATAAACGATTTTGCTCATGGTAGGGTGTGGAATCCAACTTTACATCTAGCAAAGCGCCCAGAGCCAGATCCAAATCGATACCAAGAGCAAGATCGGTCACACCAATTCAGAGGGTTGTCTTGGGAAGTTTGGAACTATAAGTGGAAAAGTTACGAATTGGAAGGTAAATGGCCAGATAATATACAAGAAATGGTTGACAAAATCGACCCGGTGGCGCACCATGTATTGTATCCCTACTTTGAAATGTCTGTTGATAACTTGAAAGAGAAAGGTTATATCGTACCGTGAATATTTTCTATCTACATGATGATCCAAAAATCTGCGCTGAAATGCATAACGATAAGCATTGTGTCAAAATGATTATTGAGTATGCTCAACTCATGTCTACCGCACATCGTTTGCTTGATGGCTCACCTTACCTCGACAAAACGGCTAACGGGCGTTCAATCAAACGGTGGCGCCTTGAAGAACCTTTTGAAACCATTATGATGAAGGCTTCTCATATCAATCATCCTTCAGCCGTATGGACCAGAGTAAGCAAACAAAATTATCTTTGGCTGAATAGAATGTGGCATCATCTCTGCAAAGAATACACACATCGTTATGGTAAAATTCATGCTGTAGAAAAACGTATGGCAGAAGCATTGTATGTCTGGCCAAAAAATATTCCTGATATTCCTTTTACTGGTCCTACACCTGCAATGCCTGATGATGTTAAAATTGCAGGTGATTCTCTTGCATCGTATCGTAATTACTACAACAAAAACAAAACTCATCTCGCATCATGGAAAAATCGAAATGTTCCTGAATGGTATGGAGTAAACAATGCGTGATACACACAAAGTGATGGCAATTCTACAAGAGGAATGTGCAGAAGTTGTTCAAGCAGTATCTAAAATTTATCGTTTTGGGTTAGATAATTCTTGGAATGGTGTTACAAACAAAGAAGCACTAATTACTGAAATCGGTGACGTTTTAGCTATGATTGATATTCTTGTCACAGAAACAGACATAAATATTTCTGAAGAAGATATACAAGAAGCAGTGTATAAGAAAAAAGAAAAACTTAAAATATTCCTACCTGTTGAAAGTGAATAATAATGATTCTGGATAATTTTTTCCCTTCGGTTGTTGCAAGAGAAGATCATAATGATTGGGCAGATAAAATGCTCCCTATTGTGAAAAACTTTTTTGCTTCACAGCCTTCGAATTCAAATTTTTATTACAATGGGCAAACAACTCACGGCACTGGTTTAGATTTAATTCTAAACCCTGAATTTAAACCTTTCACGGATTTCATCATAGAAAAAGGAAAGCAATTTCTTGAAGTTCAAGGTTTTGATTCTAACGCTGTTAAATATAATCCTTACTTCTTTCTAAACTCCTTCAATAAAGGTAGCAATCATCCAAAACATGTACACACAATGTGTACAATTTCTGGCATTTTCTATCTTCAAACACCACCAGGTTCCTCTCGAATTCGTTTTTATCCTAACCAGCCTTTTAGGGACTTCTTTGATTATTTCTTTCATGTAAAAGATCCAAATAATTGGTTTGCAATGTCACATTATGACTATGCACCATATCCTGGTTTACTTCTTATGTGGCCTGCATGGTTGTATCATGAAGTTGAACCAAACAATTCAGAAGAACCCAGAATCTCAATCGTTTTTAATCTATAAGAAAATGCCAACATATACATTTCTAAACAAAGAGACAAATGAAATTGAAGAACACACTTTTAGTGTGAAGCTTTTCGATGAATTCAAGAAATTGAATCCGCACCTGGAAACATATCATTCAATTGATAATCTTCCAGTTTTTGGTGATGGATTGCGTATGTCTGTTCCAGGTATGGGTCAGCCAGACGCAAGATTTGAGCGCGAAATCATCGGGCGCATTAGAGAGAAAGTGCCAGGTAATAGTTTAGCCCGATCCCATAAAACAAAAATGCCAAGAGAATGGTGAATACCATGAGGAGTATAAATGGCCACAGGGAAAAAGAAAACTGCCGCTGCACAGGCACAGTCGCAGCATTTTGGTTTGAGAACAATAGAAGCCCTAACTGAGAATCAGAGAAAAACATTTGAGGAGTTTGAAAAAGGAAATAATATTGTACTATCGGGTTCAGCCGGCACAGGTAAATCATTTCTAGCTTTATATCTTTCACTTAAAGATTTGCTTGTATCCAATTCTTACTATGATAGAATAATTATTATTCGTTCAGCGGTTCCTTCTAGAGACCTTGGATTTGTTCCTGGTACACTAGAAGAAAAATCCAAAATCTATCAAGAACCTTATATGAACATCGTGAATGAATTAATTGGAAGAGGAGATGCATGGCATTTTCTCCTTAACAAAGAGATCATTCAATTTCAAACAACAAGTTTTTTGCGTGGCCTAACATTTAGAAATTGTATTATTGTTTTTGATGAATTTCAATCTGCAACATTTCATGAAATTGATTCTGTTCTAACTCGTGTTGGGGAAAATTGTAGATTCTTCTTGTGTGGTGATTGCAATCAAAACGATCTCAACATCAAAAAAGAAAAATCAGGATTTCACGATGCAATTTCTATTTTAGAAAAATTAGAGAACACATCACATATTCGATTTCAATTAGACGACATTGTACGAAGTGGCTTCGTGAAAAATTATTTAACTATCAAAGAAAAACTTAAATTGTAATGTTTATACACTGCCCTCCAAAACAACTGCCTAAACTTGTATCAAAAACCCACCCCGATGGTAAAAGATACTATACCACTCCCGGTGGTAAAATTTTGCCGTCGGTGACAACTGTTATTGGTGCAAAAGAAAAACAGGGTATTTTGGAGTGGCGGCAAAGAGTTGGTGAAGAAGAAGCAAATCGAGTATCACGGTTTGCCGCTGGGCGTGGAACAAAGATGCACAATCTTGTTGAAAAATACCTTCTCAATGAAACAATCGATTGGAATAATCAAATGCCTGATGGCGTTCAAATGTTTCGAAAGATTGCACGTGATCTAAAGCATATCAATAATATACACTACATGGAAGAAACCCTTTGGTCTGAAAAGATTGGGCTTGCTGGGCGTGTAGATTGTATTGCAGAATGGAAGGGCAAACTTTCTATCATCGACTTTAAAACGTCTAAAAGAAATAAGACAAAAGAACAAATACAGAACTATTTTGCTCAATGTACAGCGTATTCATTGATGTATGAAGAAATTGTTGGTAAACCCATCGACCAAATAGTTGTATTAATGTCTGTTGATGAAGGTGTATCACAGATTTTTGAAGAGAAAACCTTTGATTATATTGAAACTCTATTCGATTATATCAAATATTACCGAGAAAATGTGTTGTAATACTGCAACAACTGCTTGCCAAAATACTTACCATTTGATATAATTATCATATAAATAACAAAATGATCGTATGAAGTTGACTGAAAAGTGTTTCGGACGGCGGTTCGATTCCGCCCAGGTCCACCAGAAAACTCTTTGAGTAGCTACACTAGATAAACAGAAAAACTTGCTAAAGTCGACCAAAGCAAGTACCTGCTAGGAAGAAGGGCTACCATGATTTCAAGTATCGCAGAGAGTTTTCTAATGGGCCTGACCTGGTTTCGACGGGGCAATAAGTAGGAAGATGGACGATCCGACACAGAGAGTCGTTAAAAGTAAATCAAAGTAAACGCAAACGAAGAACGTTTCGCATTGGCTGCCTAAACACAGCCTAGGGTTTCGGTGGGTTTCCTCGTAACAGAATAACCCACCATTCAAAGGAGATCCATAATGCAATTTATGAAACTAGTTTTCATAGGCATTCTCGGCTATTTTTTCACACAACATTTTCACCATCTCGTAGATAAGAAGTTTGAGGAAGTAAAAGAAGGTAAACATCCTTCATATGTGACAATGGCTCAACGTGAAAAAGAACTTGACTGTCTAGCGAAAAACATATATTATGAAGCAGGAACAGAACCTTTTGAAGGAAAAGTAGCAGTAGCGCAAGTAACGATCAACAGAACTAAATCAGGTAAATTTCCAAAGGATATTTGTGCAGTTGTATACGAAAGAAATTTAGTTTACAATAATTTAATCTGTCAGTTCAGTTGGTACTGTGATTCAAAAGCAAAAGTGAGACCCATTCATGCAGCAACATATAAAGAATCCGAGGCTGTGGCTAAAAAGGTACTTCTCGAAGGATTCAAACTCGACATTATCAAAGAGGACACATTATACTACCATGCAGACTACATCAACCCAGGATGGAAAAGACAAAGAGTTGCCAAAATTGGAAAACACATCTTCTACAAAGGCTGATTGGCTTGAACGCTTTTCAAACCTCAAAGAATATCTTAAAGATTTTCTAAACAACAAACTAAAACCAAGTACAGCAGAATCAATTGGTTGGATTGGATTGGTTCTACTTCTTGCTTCATTAATTCCAACTTTTTTGGCCGTAATGGCCGGTGTTACCGATAAACTGCCACCAATTGATCTAGTTTTGTTTATATGGGCAGCATTGGTCACCTTTTTTATTCGTGCAGCAATTCTCAAAGACACTGTGGTCGTTCTGACTGTTGGTGTTGGTTTTATGGTGAATTCTGTGTTTATGGCTCTTATTCTCTTTAAATAAAATGGCTACAAGAGAAGAACAGAGAATCTTTTCGGAACTAATTGAAAGCATCGTAGCCGAAAAGAGATTAAACTATATCGATGCAATCGTTTATCATTGTGAGAAAACGGGATTTGATGTTGAGCTTGCCGCAACACTATTGACACCTCTCGTCAAATCCAAAATCTCTGATGAAGCGCAAACACTTAATATGATTAAGAAAGTGAACAAATTACCAATATGAATGAAGCAGGTGGATTTGAAGCCTATGCAATGTATCATGCTTTAAAACTACATTTCTCGGGCAAATATGATTATGTGAAATATAATGGAAAAACGAATGTTTCTAAAGACCAATTTATATTGAGAAAAGACAAATTCACCTACTATAAACTATCTCGAAAATATAAAAGAGAGGAACTGTTTGGTTTTTATGTTTCTAATTTTTTAATTAGCACAAATACATGGGTAGGTGAGCTTCTTGATAGTGAAGCAGAGTCCAACTATAAAGCTTGGCTTAAAACACAACAATCAATCTCTTACATATTCGAACAGGACATTAATCATCTTTTTGATTTGGTAGAAATACCGGAAGAAATGCTAAAAGTGGTTGACGGGCAGTACCCATTACTGTATAATGAATATCTCAAAAGCAAAATTAAGTTAGAAACAATCGTCATACTTAACGACATATTAAACTTTCTACCGATGTGGTTGAAAAAAATATCAGATGACATTGTTTTTCCAGATTTTGCAATGAAGTGTGAGAAGTATCAACCGTTTTTAAATTACGATAAGCCTAAGTTAAAAAATATTTTAAAGGGAAAAATATGTCAGTTAGCGTAACAAAAATTTATGTTGACATGGACGGCGTGATTGCAGACTTTGTTAAAAGGTTTAAAGAACTCACAGGTAAGCTGCCATCAGACTATAAAACTGAAAGAGGTTTTGCTCCCAATTTTAATTTAATGGTCGATGGTTCACATTTTGAATCTCTTGATAAGATGCCAGACTTTGATTTTCTTGTATCATATCTCGATTCTCTCCCGGTGGAAAAATGCATTCTTTCGTCAACACGAACACCTGAAGATAATTTCAAAGTAGCCATGCAAAAGATGCAATGGCTGGCAAATGTTGCTAACATTACGTGGCCTAAAATTTTTGTGCCAGGTAAAAGTCTAAAGCAGCAATATGCAAACCCAAATTCTATTTTGATCGATGACACAGAAATTGTTATCGAACAATGGAATGCAGCAGGTGGTATTGGCATTCTTCATACGGATGCCATCTCTACCATCACTGAACTAAAGAAGTACATTGATTTGAACTAAATAATCGTATATAATGTTATTTTGGACAAATCGCTATACATCGCAATACAACGTTAATATAAGGAAAATACCATGTCAAACTTCGCAAGTCTCAAACGTTCCTCAGGTAATCTCGAAAAGCTTGCAAAAGCAATCGAGCAACTCAACACCGCAGAATCCCCATCAAAAGAAGATAACTTCTGGAAACCTGAAGTAGATAAGGCAGGTAATGGCTATGCTGTTATTCGTTTTCTACCTCAGCCAGCTATTGATGGTGATGATGCGCTTCCTTGGGTCAAGGTTTTCAATCATGGCTTTCAGGGTCCCGGTGGCTGGTACATCGAAAACTCTTTGACTACTCTTGGGCAGAAAGATCCCGTTTCTGAGTATAATACTCAACTCTGGAATTCTGGTGTCGAAGCAAACAAAGAGATTGCCCGTAAGCAGAAACGTCGCCTCTCTTACATCTCTAACGTCTACATCGTAGAAGATCCAAAGAATCCGGAAAACGAAGGTAAAGTATTTCTGTACAAGTATGGAAAGAAAATCTTCGATAAGATTAATGAAGCAATGAACCCTCAGTTTGAAGATGAAAAGGCTGTTAATCCTTTTGATCTGTGGGCAGGTGCAAACTTCAAACTTAAAATCCGTAAAGTAGAAGGATATCAAAACTATGACAAATCGGAATTTGAGTCTGCTTCTGTTCTTGGTGATTTTGATGATGATAGGCTCGAAAGTATCTGGAAATCTGAACACTCACTCAAAGAGTTTCTCGCACCAGAAAATTTCAAGTCTTATGATGAACTGAAAGCTAAACTCGATAAAGTTCTAGGTTTGAGTGGGCAAGCTCCTCAACCAAAGACCACAGTTGAGCAGGCTAAAGCAGCACCAGCACGTAAGGCTGCACCAGTTGATGTTGATAGTGATGAGGATGATTTGTCATACTTCAGCAAACTAGCTGAAGAAGACTAAAGTAAAAGGGAGCGAAAGCTCCCTTTTTTTATAATGGCGCCAGACTTCTTCTAATTGCGTTTGTAAATATTTTGTCTCTATTTCTCGTATCTGCTACTTGAGATTGCTCATCAGTTGTGCTTAATGTTCTAGTTGTCGTTGCAATAGGTGGGCTTGCTCTTGTTTGTACTGAACGGGCATATTCCATTCTGGCTTGCTCATGCAATCTCATATTTTCTTTTTCCAGATCAGTAAGAGGTGCAAACGTACCTATAGAATTTTCAAGTGTTGTTAATGATTCTGGGCTAGCTGAACCATAGTCCATTTGTGGCACTTCATAATCATAGTTTTTCTTGTAATAATCGATTGCTTTTCTTAAATCAACTTCCTGTAAAACATCCTCTTCATCCAAATCCCTTCTTACTCCACTTTCTCTATATTTTTCAAGAAATTGAGTACGTTGAACACCTTTAAGTCTTGACAAATCCTTGTATGCTGGCATTGGTTCTAAAGTTCTTTTGATTATTTCTTCTAAAGAAGGTATTTCAGCTTCATCTATAATAGCACTATTTGCTATTTCTTGAACTTTTTTAAATCCTCCCATTTTTCTTATTTCAATTTTTGTTTCAATATCATCAGGATTCTCTGCATAGCTTTGCATCAAGCCGATTGCACGAACTTTACCGAATTTAGCCATGTCAACTATTTTTTCATATCCACCTGAACCTTCCAAAGCTCCAATTGTTTGTGCACCTTTCAATAAATTCATAGCTTCTTGTGGCGTAAGATATTTTTGATCTGACATTTTTTCAGCCGCAAGTTTAACTAATTCATAAAGCAAGTAACCTAATGCTAATGGTCCAGCAGCCCTTAATAGTAATCTAAACAGGGGTAAAAATCTTATTTTACTTATCCAAGATAATGCTTGTAGAACACCTTTGAGCAACGATGAGATTAAAAATCTTACACCTGAAAGTATTGAACTCACTATCGAAGAGATTAGTGATTTTATTAAAGGTAAAATAAATGTTGTCAGTAAACTTGACAAAGTTGATATTAATGATTTGAAAGCACCAAACATTGATGATAGTATAGGTAATAACCCCGACATTATTCCATCTTTTTTTTCTTCTTTCTCTGGAATAGCCTTTGTTTGAGTTGAAACACTATCAATAAAATTCTTTAATACAGACAGAAAATTTTTATGTCTTCTCTCACTTTCCATCTCTTTTTCTTCTGCAAATGCGCGGTCTAATTCTCTTCTCTTTGAATCTCGTTTATCTACCAACTGAAAAAAGGTAAGCATATCACTCAGAGTTCCAATTGATGTAGCATTTAATTTTTCACTTGTTTTTACTGGGCGATTCATTCTTGAATATTTCTTTTTTGAACCTGCAAAATATTCAATATCTTTTGTTGATCTACCTGTCAATCTACCTACAGCAGCAGTGGCAAATCTACTACCTCCTGTCATGAATCTTGCAATGTTCATTGGATCAAATTTTTCTTTGATACCTGTAACCTTTGCTCTCATTTTCAAAGAAACAGATTTTGAAATAGCAGATCCAACACCTCGCCCAGCCATCATTCTAGATGTAATTAGAGATGTTAAACTTCTGCCTCGTATTTCTTTTGCTGATTGATA